ATTCTTATCATTCTTATCATTCTTGTTTGTGTCTATCCGTTGTCTATCTGTTGTTGATTTGTTGTCTATTTGTTGTTCGTTTTGTTGTTCATTTGTTGTTCCGTTGCCTTGATATTTTTGCCAATTTAAGATTGTAATTAGGGTAAATCTGTTGTTCTTTTGTTGTTTAATTTGTTGTTCATTTTCAAAACACTTTAATGCACGATAAATTTTATTTTCTGAAAGCCCTGTTTGTTTGGATAGCTTTTTTCTACCTGTAATAAATTGCCCTGCCTTAATAGTTATATATTCCCCGTTCCAATATTTCTTAACGTCTTTGTGGTTTGTTGACAGCAACATAACTACCCAAAGCCATGCCATTTCTGGTTCACTGGTAACAGGATTTTCAAGTAAGTTTCTATGTAGTTTTATGTAGCCTGCCATACCACCACCCAATTAATCCAAGTAAATATAAAAATGCTATAAATATAATTCTCATTAAAACAATACCTCTTGTCCTAATCTCTTTATTGCTATATCACAATACTTCTGTGATATTTCTATACCTATACATTTACGACCTAAATCCTTACAGGCTCTTGCTGTTGTGCCTGAACCTAAGAATGGGTCAATAATGGTATCACCTGGATTTGTAAACCAATCAATTAAAATGTGCATTGGATTAACAGGCATTTCTGCCGGATGTTTAGAATGTAATTTATTTTTAGTATTAATGAAAAAATCTTTATTTGGTCTTTTTGATGTTTCTCCAACACCAACAAGATAAACCGTATAAAGACTTAAATTAAACCGCCCATGTGTTGTTGCGTTAGGGGAATGTTGTATTATCATCCAGTCATAACCTAAGACATTATCAAAGGGTTCCATTACAATATTTAGGTTTTTAGTAGGTACTTTTATTATTGTTTTTAAACACTTATTTTTCATTAATTCAAACCAGCCATAACATTGTTTTTTATACTCACCAAAATCTAAATTATCTTTGTAATCTTCATATTTAAGACTTACATTAAAAGGAATATCTGTTAAACATAAATTCGCACAATGATTAGGAAAATAATTTCTATCACCCATTACTTCCAAGCAATCACCGTTATAAATTGTTATATTTGGTTCGCTATAATATGGTTTCATTCATTCCACCTGTGCAAAATTAACACCCAATTTGTATAAAATATATTCACTCATGTTTGCATAACTCTTTGTAATCGTATAACTTGTATTTAGCTTGTCGTATTCAATAGACATAGCCATATTATCTAAGGTTAATTGCTCTACCTGTTGCATACTGCCTGTGTATTTTTCCTGGTAGGTAGCAAGCCCTAATTCCTTGCATTTTAGCTGCAAGTTAAGTGATATGATTTCATTGCGTAAATACGCATTATCGTTCTTAACTTTGTAATACTGTGGTATAAGAATACATAGCATAATTATGATGATACAGCCAAGTATTATGGTAATGGTTGTTATTTTATGTTTCATAATTATTCCTTTTTACTTAATACATTGATTGCCCAAATTTTACCGTCATCAGCTTGATAATCTTCATCAACAGAAGACACGGTTACCGATGAAGTCATAAACATACCAGCCATGTTCTGCATATTCTTACCGCACACTTCACATATTGCCCTGTCTGTTGAGCCTAAAAACCCCGACATATAAACTCTTTTGCCGCAACACATTGGGAACATTTTACCGCCTGCTTCTTCCTCATAATTCCACTCCAGTTTTTTAAATGCTTCTATTGCTGTAAGTAATTCCATTTTTACAATTTCCGATAAATGCGGTCTGTCATCTTTTAGGTCTGTTTTTTCAACGTCTGCCCATTCGGGTTTATATCTAAGGTCTGTAACTTTTTTGTCTTCGTGCCAGTAAGCGTCTTTAATGTAACCTGAAACCTTATCGCCTCTTAAATAAAACACTTCACCCGCTTTAAAGTCTGGAGTATCTTTTTTAATTGTTAATTTATAAATCATTTCTCACCTCAAAAAATATCTAAGTATTGATAAAATAAATATTGTGCCTATGATAAATGCTATAAATCTTGATGTTTTCATTTTAATAACTCCTGTTCATATTCTTCAGTTACACCTGATATATCATTAACTGGTTCTTCATCTACTGGTTCGGCTTCAACTGGTAAAGCATTTTCCTGTTCCCATATAAGCATTAATGCACTAACTATTTCTTTTATATCACCATAGGTATATCCATATTTTTTATCTGTAACATTCTCAAAGAATTTATTTACTTCTTCTTTTGGCATAACATCACATGCAAAGAAATACATTTTAGTAGCTTCAAATGATGGTTTAGGTTTAGGTTTACCTGTTGCTGTTTTTGTCCAGCCAGTAGGTTTAGGTTGTTCTTCAAGGTTAACGTTATCCCAATCATATTTATCCCAATATTCTTTATTCGATGGAAATGCACCAGTAGAAGTTTTATTTGATGTAGATGTAGTTGTAACAGCCTTAGGTTGTACTTTATTAAATTCTATACCCTGTGCTTCAAGTTCCCATTGCCCCATTTCTTCTGGTGAATATATACCAGTAATGCTAAATGCTCTGCGTAATGCCTGGCTTTCGGCTACCTTTGTAAGCATTGTTTTAGGCTTTGTTTTCCATAGTGCCATACCTGTACTGTATTCAGATATATCTACTTCTACATAAAAAGGATTATCCATATCTTTACGATATACTTCTGCGTATGCTGTGCTATCGTCTTTCATACCTGATTTTAAGCCATTAAATTGACCTGACCTGTGTGCTATCTCTAAGAAACCATCACGACCTGCATATATCTGTGCTGGCTGATCCTTAAATTTTACACACCATATTTGTTTCAGTAATGGGTCTAATCCAAATTTACCAGCAGTATACATATACAATTCAAATTCTTCTTTAGTAGTGTTCTTAGCATGTATATCATGTATTAATTGAATTTGTTGATTTGTATACTTTGCTACTTTACTTTCATCTGTTTTTGCTATTTCATTTGTCATTACTTATTACCCCCTTATTTAATAAAACTTTTTCTATTTCAAGTATTAAAGTACATTCGTCTGGTGATAAAATACTTTCATCCATATTTGATTTTACCCAAGACACATCGTGTCTAAAATCATGTGCAGTATATTTATGAGATTTCCCCCTACTATTCTTATAACTATACTTAATCAATTCTTTTTCAAGTTTCTTTGTACATTTTTGCCCTGCCCTTGTCCTTGATAATATCTTGCCAAATTCCCAATCATATACATCATCAGAACTGCATACGGCTTCCCCGATAGCTTTAATTGATTTTAAATAAGGCACTTCACTATCAGGCTTACTGATTTGTAATGTAATTGTGGATATACATTTAGTTACATTACCTATTCTTTGATAAGAATTTACAATACTTGTTAGAATATTCATTTTATCCTCCTATCATTTATCCAAATTAATATTATTAAAATTAGTAATACTGCTATACAAGTTAATATTGTTATGATTGGATATATCATCATTTATCCTTTTCTGCTTTTTTGTTTGGATGCCCAATTTAATGCTTTTAAAACTATATCTGGCTTTACAAACCCCATAACATCGTCGCCATATTCCTTGCGTAAATACTTAGCAAATTTTTTAGTTAGCCACTCACCGCCTCCCTCATCATAAAAGATTGCTATTTCAGCGTCAGGCGAACCGTTAAGGGGCAATGGGTCTTTCCAATTCGTTATAAGGTTTATTTTTTCATCAAACATATCTTTGTTATTGGGGTATTCACTGCAATAATTTCCCCACCCAAATTGTACCGATACGGTTACACCGTTATCAAATGTAATATGAAATCCAGACCCATGCGTAATTTTAAACATTACTTATCCTTTCTATAACCATTGCATGATACATTTAAGAAACTACAGTAAGAACACATCCATATATCATTACTGTTAAACATTTCATCTAATTCTGGTGGTAATTCTTTTGTATTTTTATAATATTCAACAGCTTCAATATATTTATTCATTAATAGTTCTATACCTTGATATGGCTCAACAAAGAAAAATAAGGGTCTATCTGAACCACTACTAAAATACATCATCAGCAGTAAATCCCATTCATCATAACCGATAGAATATGATGTTAGTTGCATAATATGTTTTTCTTGTGGTAAGTAATTACTATACTTTTTAAATTGATTTGAGTTGGCTGTCTTTATATCAGCAAGTATAAATAGATTTGTTTTTCTATGTATAAAACTTACATCAAATTTACCCTTATATGGTACAGGCAGTTTATCTGATATATCTTTTTCTTTAGCATTAATTAAAAATAATTCTGATTGTTCTAACCAACGATATACAAGTTCATGATAAAAATTACCTCTTGCAAATGTAAGTAATGTTTGTGTACTAAATGGATTTTTAGGATAATTATAATAATCTAATACTTGTTGTCTTGTGCATGAACCTATACCAGAACAATGTAACCCCTTATCATAATAATCTTCATCTTTAGCTTTAATGGTAACTTTTATTTCAGGTTGTGCCTGTAAGTAATTATCTAAATCTAAATATAGGTCATCAAGTATCTCTTGTTTTTTCTTATCCAATAATTCATCTATATCTTTCACCTGTCCCACCTTTCAGCGTCATATTTTCTGTCGATATCAAATCTATCTTCGTTATACATATCTGGTATATTCTCTGGGTTGTCTTGTGCCAGTGCTTTGTCTAGCATCTCTTCTGGGTTTTTAACTCTATCTTTAAATTTCATAATAATCCTTTTAGTTTGAGCCTCCCTTATCCTGCTTAAGAGAGGCTCGGTTGATATTGGTTCTCCTTACGCTACGTGTCTGGTATACTTTTCTAGTTTGTTGTTGTAACTCCGTCCTTTCTCTATTACTTTGTTAATCCTATCTATATGTCCAGCTGTCGACCTTTGTAATTGAAAAAGAATTTCCTTTACATCCATGCCCAGAGAAATAGCGTCCATGCTTTGATAAATTTCATCTCTGGCTACAGTTGATTTCATTTCTCACCTCCTTTGTCTTTAGCTTTTGCTATCTTGCAATTAGTACAATTAAAAAACTGTTCTTTGTAATCAGTGCAGGTTTGACACTCTTTAAACTTCCTCATTTAGTTGCTCCAGTTTGGTTATAAATTCTTGATTGGGTTTTTTATGTAATCCCTCAACAGCCGATATATAGCTTATTGAAAATCCTGTAAGTTCTGAAAGTCCGCTTAATGAAAATCTATCAATTAGTCCAGTTGTTAATTTAGAGGCCCTGTATGACTTCAAAACGTCTTTCCAACGTTGTAGTATTACTTTTAGGTTTTCTTAAGAATTTCCCCATTTCGCAACGGCTTATTTTACGAGTATCTTGAATATTCTCCATGCTATATCTCCCCACCCTCGTACTCTTCCGTATAAGGCAGTATGTAGGGTTCTCTATGGTATGGTGATTTCCTTTCCTCTTGCCTTTCCCGCCTTAAGTGTTGTCCGAGCAAATTTAATGTTTCCTGATATTTCATTTGTTCTACTTTTAAAGCAATCCTCAAGTAGATTAAGTCAACAAGGCTATCTGCTTTTACAACCAGGATATTGAAAATAAAAGTGGTGATTATTAGTATTACTATAAAGATTATTATTTTATTCATATTTGTACCCATGCTAATTGCTCTATCTTTTTGTTAATTTTTGAATGTCCGAGTCTCATATGTTCTCCATTACAAGAACACAGTTTTAAATTCTCAATTCTGTCATCGTTTCTGATTTCGTTGATATGGTGTATCGTTTCTTGCGGTTGCAAATAGCGACCTATAAATTTTTCCATGACAAGTCTTGAGCGTTTAACATAGCCCTCTTTATTTGCGTAAGGGTGGTCTTTAACTTTAAGGAATACATAGCCAAGCATTGAAACCTTGCCGCCTTTCCATGCAGGTTTATGCTCTATCTCTTTTTCAAATTCAGTTCTACAATCAATATCACAAAAATGTCTTTTAGCTCTTATGGTTGATACATAGCCCCTGTATTGCAATGCTCCACAGTTATCACACTTAACCAGGCATTTGTCATTGCTGTTTAAAGATACAATCATCTTCTTTCCTCCTTGTTATACCTAACGCTGCCCCGGATTGTGTTGATGTAATAATAAGAAACGTCTATCGGGTCAAACCCAACAATTGACAGCAGTTCGTATAAATTTATGTTCTCTGCCCCGTACTCTTTTAGCTGTTTTATAACCTCGTCTATGTTGTATTTTTTCTTATAAATCATAACCTTACCTTGTTACTTGTTAATTATCTGATTGTAAACATGATGTTTATTATTTGCAAAAAAAAGATCCCCTGTTTTACAATTTAGGATTTTTGCCAGTTTTTCTTGATTTTTTTGACCTGGGTTACGTCTGCCAGTAATGTAAGACGTTAAAGTCTGATAAGGAATACCTGTTTGTGCTGCAATATAAGATTGTTTGTAACCACTTTTACGGATATACTCTTTTAGTTTGTTTACCACTTTTATTTAACCTCATTGTTGACAAGTATGTGTTTGTTAATCTAAAGGTGGTATTAGTATATATTATGTCACCTTTGTTGAAAACAATAGTTTCAAACATATTGTTTACCACCTTGTAATGAATTATACACCCTGTATTTTATATGTCAAGAAAAATTTTTACACAAAATAAATATTATGTTGTATAATACAGTCCTGTCATTGTTCTGTTTATCAACATAGATAATAAGGTGATTGTATGAATAAAAAGACATATAAAGATTTTGGTGAAGCTATAGAGGAATTAAGACAAAATGCAAGGATATCCTATGATACGATTGCTTTTGGTATAAGAAGAGCGCAAAGTTATGTTTATGGAATTTGTACCAGGCGTAAACGTCAAATACCCACTTATGAGCAGTTCCAGGAATTTGCTGATTTCTTTCACATCAACCCGGACTATTTCTATGAGTACAGATTAAAGAAGTTTTTGGAGTATGTTAATGAGAACCGGGAGTTTTTAGATAACTGTGTGAAAGACATTAAGAAATACAAAAAGGGGGTTACCTCCCCTACCGAATCCGAACAGCACGAAAAGACCGCATAAAGTTGCGGATTTTAATTTATACTATCGGTTAAAACGTGATAAACTTTAGATATTATTAATTTTAGTAGGAGGATTATATCTTGAAATTAAATTTAGTAATTATAAGTATTGTTGTTTTGGTTATAACTTTTACAGGCTGTTGTTTTAGCTCTGGCTCATCATCACCAACGGTTGAAAGTGAGCAAAGTAAAGAGATTGAGGCTTTTGTGCGTTCCCAAACCGCTATTGAAAGACAGTTAAAATCTCCATCAACTGCTAAATTTCCTTATTACAGCAATGATGGTGTAAGTGTTACAAAGCTGGGTACTGACAAATATAGAGTTTCTGCTTATGTTGATAGTGAAAATAGTTTTGGTGCAATGATTAGGGTTAATTATAGTGTTGTTATTATTTCTACTGGCAAAGATACTTACGAATGGGAAGATTTGCAAATATACGAATAAAAAAAATAAGGGCAGCAACATCTCTGCTACTGCCCCGTGTTCGCGCACTATTAAGTTCTATTTGTTGACCTTCCTATGGTATCCGCCGTATGCCAGATGCCATTTGCAACTGCAAATACTGCAAATCCAGTCCTTATAAATATCTGCCAGTCAAACACTGCCGTCCAGTCCGTAACCAGCGCCACCAGTGCAAACGATACAGCCAGTGAAACAAGCCTTACAATCCAAGCGTTCTCTACTGGTGCTTTAATCCACTGTACTATACCTACTACTATTGCAGATAATGCTATTGCTGTTGGTATATCTATCCCTAATATTTCCATAATTTCACCTCACTTTGTTTAATTTTATCCACAGCTACTCCAACAACCGCAAGGGCAATACATACAGCCGCCGTCTGGCCGCAAGGTCATGCCACATTGCGGACACTTGCCCTCTTTTTTTATTTCAGGTATTGGTTTGTTATCAATCGGAGTCATTGAAGTCCCTTTCATATTGTTATTTGATAATTCAATGCTATCTCATGCAGTTTAGCCTGGACATATTCCAGCGTGGCCTTGTCAAAGTCCTGTGTAATATAGTCACTGTGTCTGATTGTCTTGTCTATCCAGCCGTCCAGGTCTTTTATAATATCGTGATAATTCTGTGCGTTTGTAACGATGTGATAATCCTGCTGGTCTTTTATATCATCGGTGTTAAACTTAAAGTGAAGTTCTGGTTGCATATAACCTCCTTGTTGTAAAATTACCCCACACTTCCATTTGAATTGGAATTATGCTGGTAAAAAACATACACAGTTATAATTATGTGTATATGTTTTTGTCCACTATAAGAGTACAAAACATAGCATGGTGTACTATTTGTCTAACTTATATGGTTAAAGTCTACTCCGTGTTCTGACATAATTTCATATAATTCATCCCGTACTTTTTCCAGTATATCTATTTGCTTTTTTGATAGATTTTCACCATACTTGATTTTTTTTCTTAACACGTCCTGGTCAAATTCCCATAAGGTAAAGTAAAAGTCTGAACCATGAAAAGCCATATAAAAGTCTTGTTTATCGTTTGTTGATATTTGATATCTCATAGTAATTAATTCCCTTTATTGTCTATTTAGTGAAATAGAATACATAATCTACATGATTGTAGTACTTTTAAACCACGGCTGTGGTAAATATCTACCCTAATTGACTACAATTTGTCTATAATTGACTACATTTTGTATACCCTAATTGGTATAATGCGTATCATTTTATGCAGTAAGGTACATATATTGGTATGTAAAATATGAAAATATAACGTATCGGGTATATTTTTGTACTGCAAATATGCTAAATAGCAGTAGCCTGGTATATGTACCCACCCATGCCATATACCTATGCAGGTACTTCCATATTCCCTGCCCCCTCCGATACGTCTATCGGCGAATTCTGGTGGAGGCGGTGGCGTTCCAGCCACGTTTCCGTAACCTTGTGGGTTACAGTCAAATAGCGCCCCCTAATCTAATGTGTAATACTTATCTTCAAAAAGTATAAACTTATTTTTTGGTATAACTATTTGGTCTAAGTGAAACCTATCACCCTTAAATTTAATAACAGTAATAGCGTGTTGCCAATTCGGGTTAGGGTCTTGAAACCATTCTATTGATAACGTGAAATCACAAAGACAGCCCCCCTCCCACCAACCATTAGCGTCAAGCGTATAATCTGTTTTAAAACTTGAACCGCACCTGTGGGTATGCTGGTTTACCCCTGATTTATGGAAAGCCTCAAGCATTTTCTTAGCAGTTCCACCACTTGCTTGACTTATCTTTTTTCCATGTGTAAATATAAAACCCTCATACTCATAACTATCACCATAATTATATGTTTGCCAGTTTAAATCATTTACACCTATTTCTTTTTTTACATCTAGAAAACCGACAAGTTCGGGATATTTCCATAAGTGCCTTATAAACCACCAGTCATGGTTACCCATTACCCAATGATGTTCTGCATTTTCAGTAGCTTCGGTTATTCTGTAAATGACTTCTTTTGTAGCGTCTAATTCTTGTCTTATTGTGGGTGTAGCATTAGGGTCTTTAGGGTGTATTGATACTGATTTACCATTAAGTAAATCTCCGCTATCAACAACAATATCAGGGTTTAAATCTTTAGCAAATTTATACAATAATTCCATACACTCAGGGTCATATCTGGGAGCATGGACATCACCGTATTCTAATATGGTAACAATGCTATTTTTATCTATAATAATTTACTCCTTACTCTCTATTTCTAAAACTTCCATAGCACAGTAATTGGCTATATCCAATAACGTATCTTTTATACTTTCATCTTTAACTTGCTGATTGCCGTTTAGCAGTAGTGCTTCAAGTCTTTCAAATTTATCTGATAATCTAATTAGTATTACAGGAAATTTATCACCATATTTATTTCTAACTTTAGCAAAGCTATCACCATAGTCATGATTTTTTTTGCAGTATGTATCAAATAACTTATCGTATATTTGTTTTAGTTTTTCTTGTTTTGTCATTGCACCTTTTGACATAAAATTGAATTAGTATTAATAAAATTAATGCTATATAGGAATTAGTATATAGATTGTAGTAATAGTGAAACGGTTTTTAGCATAATGGCATGAAGCCGATATGCAAGGATAACCGTAAACCTAACCCGGGGTATTCCACGATGCAACGATACAGCCCATCGTGTAGAACTGTACCGTATATTTGCTGGTTTTGAGTTCGGCTCGAATAGAGGCCACTCTGGAATTTAGATAAGTATTCCGCCTATTCGTATTGAAGTTATTCGCTGTTATCTTACCAACTTACCAGCTAACCGTATTCCCTATCAATCCTGCCCCTACCACCCACCTTGCCGTACAAACCTCTATATTCGAGGTTAACGTAAGGCAAACCTAACAAGTGAACAAAGATGTAAGTTTAATATTCCTGATACCAGAATGTATCTCTTAAATCCAGGTGTATCCAATTTGAATTGATAATCCCAAAGCCCTTAAATGCTGTGTTGTCTTTAGCCCATGCATAAACAAGCCTTGACGGTATTCCAACCACTAAAACATCAGCAGCAAGTGCAAGTAGGTGAAATGACTTTGAACTGCCACCAGCCACAATATTATATGGCGGATTTCTATATAGATTTCCACTTGAACTAATTATTACTACAACATTAAAATGATTTCTTATCAGTTGTAAATTCTGAAATACTCTAATAGCATTATCTATTAAGTTTAATGGTATCGGGTCAACTTTATATTTTCTTACACCATTAATCTGTGTGTTGGAGTAGCCCTCTTTAAATGTAAAATTAGGTGCGCCAGGTACTGTGCTGTTCGGTGAGTAATCAACTATCGGAGTAAGTAAACTATCTCTTAATTGCCTTGTTAAAAAAGACTTATTTATACCAGCAATAGAGCTTGAAGCGTATACAATGTTTACGCAGTATTCGTTATTACCCCTGTACTGATTTCCACTTTGTGTTAGATACAGTTGGTTATACTTTTTACTCCATGCTTCTATGCTATCATTATAATCTTTATAGCTTGTAGCAGAAGCATAAGGACTTGAATCATAAGCTGCAAATCCATAGAGATTATTCTTGCCATGTGCTATAGATGAAGTTCCCCAATTACTTTCAAGAGCCGCATGGTTGACATTGTGCATTACATCAAAGTCATTTTCCTTGCTGAAATAATTAAATGCTGCACCGTAACTGATAAGTTCTTTTTCAAGTACAGCTTCAACTTGTGCGTCTGTATAAGGTATATAGGGCTTTATCGGCTCGAATACTTCGGGGCAATAATTCTTATGATTATATTTTGCCATTGCTACTTTGGTATTTGTTCCGATAATACCATCAGCTTTAAGTCCAGCATGACTTTGAAAGTCTTTTATTATCCAATCAGCTTGTGCTAAGTCTGCTGTCTTATATCCTAATTGATTAAAATAATTTAAGTTCATATTACTCATAAGCCATATATAATATAAGTGTATTCATCCATTTTTTTGGATCTGCTGATTTGTTAATTAAGTCTGCCATCGTGAATTTTCCAACCAGCCCATCTATGGTAAGCCCATTCTCTTTTTGGTAAGCGGCAACCTGTGTAAAAGTTTTACTACCATATATCCCGTCAAAGCCGCCCTCATTTTCAAAGCCATATTCTAACTCTAATATTTCTTGAAGCCATAAAACTTGATTTGACTTACCGCCTAATTTTAATACTGATAATTTCATATCATCTAACTCCTCTATTTCAATAATATTTGGGATTGGTGCTTTTTCGTTCATCAACTCTTTCCATTGCTGCCAGTAGTTACTTCTTAACATACCATTTATTTTAAAAGCTAATTTATCCCATGTACTTGTATCATGGTTAAATGCTTTTTTATCCAAGTTATTAAATACATTACAGAAGTTTTGGCAGCCTATTTTTTCAGCCCAATATAATTGTGTCTTTAGCAAGTTCCAGCCTGATGATGTTGCGATATCAGCATAAAAGGCTTCGTTACAATCAATGGGTTTACTATACTTTTGTGATAAGTTATAAGCCCACTCACACCACTTCTTTGTATTTTCTGCATTGTTACAACTACCCTGAATATGTACTACCAGCACATCAAAGTAAGCGTGTTGGCATATATAGTTATACATATCACCTTTTGCCATTGCTGTGATAAATTCTTCATTACCAGCACCGACAGTAAGTCTTTTGTTTACCTGTGAATATGCTATGTTGATTAGATTTGTATAAGTATATGGGTCAACGAATTTCATCGGCTCGTTGACTATGTCCAACCTCGAATTTTCTCTGGTAGCACCAAGTGAAAGTAATTTAGTTACAGTATCTTCTATGGTTTGCCGCCATGTCAGTTCATGCGGTATACCCTCAAATTTTATATGTGCAATACATGGTGTTACTATTATAAATTTCTTTTCAGCTATACACTTTTTTGCTATCTCATACCATTGCGATGGATGATTATAAAACCGCCTTGTTTCTACTACCCTTGCCTGTGGTGTAACCATATCAAGTGAAAGGCAGCAACTATCTCCTATACGAATACTCATAATGCTATCCTATCAATAACGTTAAATACCACAATCAGCAGCCCCACTATGCCTGTTATTATTGCAAATAGTTTCATACCAATCTTGTCTTTTAGTTCTGTTTTTAAATCAAGCACATCAGCAGTGGTTGCCCTTAATTTGACGGCGTCCTTTAGTTCCTCTATCTGCTCACAATGCAGTGCAATAGAGCCATTGGTCTTTAAGGTTTGAATGTAAATTTCTACCATTAACTCTTTTTGGGGTCTTTTCATTAAATCTTCAACACTCATATAATCTTCGAATCTTCTCCCGTCCATAATTAACTCCCCATAAATTTTGTAACCAGTGCTATTAACGCAGCCATTAAAGATACACCAGATAAAACGTATGCCCATACTACGTTGCCGCCCTGTTTCATGCTTTCAATTCTGTCTAACTTAGCGCAATAGGCATTCAGCTTATCGTTCGTGTTTTTAAACATTGATTCTATTTCCTGCCGTGGTATAAATGTTCTTGTCAAATCCTGTAATGCTGCCCTGAACTCGTTTACACCCTCAAAGCGTCTCTCCGTTGCATTTTCGGCTTTGGTTACAGCCCTATCCATTTGGTCTAACTTGCTGTTTACATTCTTTTCAAGCGCACCCACTATGGATTCAATATAATCTTTTAAAGACACTACATTTAATTTGCCGTTAAAGTCTTTCACTATTTGTATCTCCTGTTGCCAAAATGCCAGGCTATAATAAAAATACCTGCAAAGATTAGCAGGTATATATATAATGGTATGTTGTCTAAGTAAATCATTTCATTTAATAACTAAACCCTAAATCTTTTGGTAATATTAATTTATTTCTAAATAACTTATCCCTTTTTTCCCATACATCTAAAAAAACCATTTAAGTATGCCTCCTGATACTTTTGAATAAGGACTTACTGGCGGTGTAAAATTAGTTGTCCATCTTGCTATACCTTTAGATACTCTAAACTCATCAATCCAGCCATTCAAAAAGTTTGATGAACCATTTTGGCTTCCTATATTAAGCAGTTGTGACGAATCAAACATACTATCAGCGTCCACAACGGTTGTACCAATTTGTGTACCATCTTTGAACATCATAAAATTGTTGCCATTACGCACAACGGCAAAGTGATACCATGTATTTGTAGACACGGTTGTTGTCTTATTAACATCTATATTGGCTGTATAGGCTGATGGCGCACTTTCTAATCGGAAATAAAATGAACCTGAGATATCTTGAAAACTAAGGAATACCCAATTATCGCCACCATTATATTGACTATAAATACGTTGGGTAGTATTTGTTCCTGGAACTGCGTTAAACCTATACCAAAAATCTATGGTAAAATCTCCAGTTCCAAAAGCAAAATCACTACTATCTGGTGTAGTTAGATAATCACCAGTTCCATCAAACAACCCAGAAGCACCGCCAAATTTAGATTGTGCTGTATCTATTTGAGCATTACCATAAACAGTTACTGTTTTACCAGTAGCACTATCGGTAAAGGTTGTAGAAGCGTCTGCACCATCGCAATGCAGTAGTAATTTTGTATATGTATCAATACCTGACATTTAAACCTCCACGTCAACAAATAAAAGTTCCCATTTTGTACGAGCAGAGCTGTACCTAAATAACATAAGCAAAGTTTTGTTTGCTGTTGTGGTAGCAGGGAGCGGAGAATTATAAGGTGCATTATATATTGCATTGTAAGTTAATGCCCTGCCTGTGCCGTTATCAGTTACGGATATAAATAATAAATCTCCATTTGCAGGTGTCCCTGTTGGTTCACCAAATGTTGCTGCTTCCGCAAGTGCTGTTATTTCAAGTTCAGTTTTCTTACTTGCCCTTGCTGGCGTTGGAGTTGCACTTGAAGCTGTTGAAGTTATAACAAGGGATTGTTCGTCTAAGTCTGTATCAACTGCTGCGCCCGTCACTGCTGCGTAGGTGCGTTCATTTGTTATTTTTGCGTTTGCAATACTTGTTACTGTCGCTTCAACTAAGACCTGTGCCAGTGATATTTCATAGGTTGCTGCTGTTTGTGTTAAAGTTGGAGCTGATGGAGAACCTGCTGGAGTTCCTGTTAAGACTTCAACTGATATTTTAAAGTTAGTTACCGTATCTAACCTTAAGACAATGCGGTCAATTCTGGGATTATCTGGGTCAGCAGCCGCCAGTGACTTAGTCAGGTATGCTGTATTTTGATACCAGAAACCTTGTATCCATGCTTCGCCAGTGTTTACTCTAACCGCCAGCGCAACAGGGTCGCACTCTACCACTTCAAGTTCATTTAATACATCAGTAAAAACACCGTCAGTAAATATTTTAGATAATACTTCAGCAAATTGGGTCTGATTATATTCAGGTTCAGAACCCTCCTCACCACCAAAGAATCGAGAATATTCTGGGGCCATTTCTTAATCCTCCAATAAAATTTTATTACTTTTTTTCATATTTTCTTCCGCCCATAAAGGCTGTAAGTTTGCCAATGCCCAGCACTCTTTAAATTCTGGGTCATCATAAGAATTAAAATTGAAACTTGAGACTGGCTTTATATGGTCAACATGCCACTTTCCATAATTATTAAAAGACATGCCAATCTTAAATAGTTTTTCTAAATGTGAAATTAAATCAATTAAGGTATAACCGAGTAAATCCTCCCAATGGCAACCATCTTTATTACAGCTAAGTGATTTTCTTATCTGTCTACTTATATTTTTACTCAACCTGAACCAGGGATAATTTTTTCTCTTATTTTTTAACCATTCCTTTTCATAATCAGGATTATTCTCTTTCCATTTTTTGTTGTATTGTTTTCTATAATCCGGGTTATTTTCAAAGAATCTTATGCTTCTTAACCTCTCTTTTCCCTTGTTATCTTTATAATATTGTTTAACGTATTCTTTCCGATGTTCTGTATTATTTTTCTGCCATTCTTTAGTGCATTTTCTGCTAAATTCTCTTACTTTTTCTATATTATTTTTACGATATTCCTTAATTCGGTTATTAACTTTTTCAGCATTATTTAAATAATATATTTTACCTCTGGTTCTTTGACATTCTTTACAGTAATAACTAAGATCATCTTTTCTCTGCTTATCTTTACTGAATTCATCAAGATTTTTTACTTTCTTGCATTTGCTACAAAACTTTGTTTCTATTTTCATCTCCTAACTTCAGGATAAAAGTTTTTATTAATTGAATTATTTATATTAATCAAATCAGGATAAGTTTTGCCAAATGTGAGTTTATTTTGTATTAAACTCTGCGGCGTTATTTCAATAATAGACTCTATAACCCTAACATCTGCTGTTACTATTCCAGGATAATCTACTGTTACAATATCACCTAAATAGAAATCCTCACCATAGCTAAACGGCCCAGCGGCCAGATTTTCTATTTCAATGACTTTAGTTTCTCCAAGCTCGGTAAGTCTCTCATTGCCTCTTTGGGTCATTTTAGCCGCTTCGTCTAAGTCCCTTGCATCTATAAATATCTCACGCCTTGCTGTCCCTATATATTCAGCGGCCAGATATGTAACCTCATCAACATCTCTTGCGTTAGCTTCACCCTGTCCGGCCACATAAGCGACATTTTTAGAATTGATTGATGAGTCTGAATATGAAATCAATTTAATGTTTCCAAACTTAGGGCTAAACATTACAACAGAATTTGCGCCGTTTTCAAAACTTCTATCAAGCCCTATGATATTTAAAAACACAAGTTTTTTATTAGTCGGGTCAAGCACCACTTCCCAACCAATACCTGAGGCTAAACTAATCTCTTCTAAAAGTTCAGATATTACCTGAAATCTTGCGTCATATTTAATATTGCCGCCAGCCTCAGGGTCAGGATCTTCCAAATACAACAATGAATAATTTCTATCAGTATCAGCTGCGTCCATGCAGTTTACATTTACATAATGCCGCATTACCGTTGAAGCGTATGTATTCTGGCTATCATAACCTGTGCCTGATGCCGTGCTGTGCAGTGCAACTCTCTCAGATAAAAGCCCGCCCAAATCACGTCCTGTTATACTGTAATTTTCAGAAATTTTGCCCTTATCGGTAAGCCCTATCTCAACCGATTCAATTATTGCCGCTCTGTAATATCCTGCTACATATAAAGCCAGAATATTACCCTTGACAAGGTATTCTGTATTCGGCTTATATCTGTTAATGGTAAGTTTAAAATTGCCTGGTTTTCTATATCTAAATACCCAGTAAAGATATTCGTAATCTTCAAGAACTCCTATTCTTGTAAGTGTACTGTCAAATATTGTAAGCAAACTATTAAGAGGTAGAATTTTGCCCCTTGCTATTGCATATTTTCTTGCCTCTTTTAATGTCTTCGCCGATGAGCTTGCAAGCAATGTGTCCGTTATAAGAGTGCCGTTTCGCAGTGTATAGGAATAACTTGTATCGGCAACCAGCCCTGTATTTCTGTAAGTTCCTGAACCAGCACCAGTTCCAAGAGTTGTAACCCTTTCGGATCCTAAAAACAAAGATACATTTTCACCATAATTAAAGGAATATGTCAGGTCAATCGTGGCTGCGTCAATTACCTGAGCCGATAGTGTTCCTTCTTCTGGCAGTTGCGGAGTTCCAACAGTTGCACTTGCCAGTAGTGTTGAGCCAATAGTTGCACCGTTTCGCAAGGTATAAACAAAGACTGTATCGGGTTCTACGATATCTACGAGTACTCCAGAATTTGTAGACCCATCAGTGTATAATAAATTAGAATCTCTAAATATTGAAACAGCAGACCCATTTTGGAAAGAGTAATTTAAGCTGACAGTAGTAGGACTTGTAGCGTTGGCGCTTAAAGTACCCGAAGCTGTTGGTGGCGGAGGAGGCGGAGGTGCTGGTTCTTCTGGCACTGGCTCGCTTGGTGGTGGCGCTGCCGGCTTAGCTGTCTTAATTGAAATTGAAGCCAGTGTCTGGCTATATATGGTCAGTGTAAAGGTATAGGACCTATCTGAAGCCAGCCCTGTAAAAGTTTTAGATCCTGAACCAGAACTTGCACCTGATGAGACCACTGAACCATTAAGATATACCCGTCCGTTATCTACTGATAAAGGTACTCCGCTAAAAGAATAATTTACTTTTATAGATGATGTTGTTACACCACCGTTACTTAATGCTCCTGTAGCCATTTATACTCCACTATAAAGATTGTAATAATAAAGCAAACATTGTGCATTTTCCCCCTCTGATGTAGCTGTGTATTTTACATCATTAATTCCCGGTGCAAGTTTCCAGAACACGCTTTCAGGGTCAACATATTCAAACGCATTAACATATTCACCGCCAGATAGTATTAGTGCGCTCTTTTCACCAAAAGCAGTATTAATAATTAAAATTTCACCATCATTTATTGTCTTGACAATTTTAATTTCCTCATCAGTTGTAACATTGGTTATGGTTGGGTCTGTTATCTCACCATAAAGATATATAAGTACGGGTGTTTCGATATTGCCTATATTTGTTACTTCTGCCTGAGTTCCAACAGTTCCTAAATTAAAAGGAAAACTAAACGGAAAACTAAAACCGCCTGAAAAACCAACCATAATATTTTCAAATCTTGTAGGGTTATACCAAAATGGATTAGGCGCATAGAATTGTATTATAACCATTTGATGACTATTGCTGCGCCCATCACCTGCTGGAAATATCGGCTGCAAGGGTATGCAGTCTAAGTGATATGTTGTAATGCCGTCATCTTGTACCCACTTTAAAGTACCCATACCCATTTTTGGATTAAACGCTCTTTGTACAGCCATACGCCTGTCAAATATTTCCTGTCTGTTTTCACCCGTAATTGCAAATTCCAATACTGGATTACCTGATTCAAATATCGTATCAATATAGGTTTCACCGTCCTGATATGGCGCTTTAGATGACTGGTGACTTGCAGGTGGATTGCCTAAGTCCCAATTAGCCTGTAGCATATAATTATCTTGTATATCAAAAGTATCACCGTCTGCATTTATAAAGGATATTAACATTAACTTACTCCCATTCTGTAACCCATTTCCCTTGATAACATATCCAGTTGTCGTTTAATTTCACCCTCTGATAATGGTTTTGGTGAAGTAATATTGTAAGTATTGTTTATTCCGCTGCCGCTTATATTATGTTTAGTGTTAGCAAGCCCAAATATTAGCTCAGCTAAATTACGGGTTTGTTTTGAATTAAGTACAACTTCGTTTTTATGTAACATAGTAAGTATGCCGCCGTTATCAAAAGAGGGTGTTATCATGCCTGCTGAGGCTGATATAACTCCGCCGTTTGCATAACCGACAATACCGCCTGAGGCAAAACCGCTATCAAGCGCATTTAACTTAGCCTTATAGACAGCAAAATTCATACTGTTTAGTTTAGTCTGTAAATCAGATAATGCTTTGTCTGCCTCTGATGTATCAAGGGTAACTTTGGGTGTTGCTACTGTGCTACCCAATGTATCAAGTTTTTCCTGTGTAGTTTCCAGTGCTGGATTAATTGTCCCATTAGTAAATTTTGATATCTCTTCTGCAGAAAGTCCGAATTGTGTAGCCATTGCAATAAAAGCATCTTCGCCCCATTTGCCAGATGCTACCATTTGCAAACCATAATTTAAGGCTTCTTCTCTTGCTTTTTCTTGCTCTTCTTTTGTAGTAAAAATTGATGTATAAACTTTATATTGTGATTCAATAACCCTTTGGTCTGCACTATCAAGGGCATTTAATGCCTGTTCATATTCCAGTGTCCCGGTCTTACCAGCTTTGACTAATTCATTAACTTTTTCCTGTGCCTCTGCCTGCGCCCATTGCGCTTCCTGTAATTCATTATTTGCATTAATACCATCAAAAAGTTCACCTATCAAAGAATTAAATGCGCCCCGCAGCTTATCAACTGACTGTGTTTGGTCGTCTATTGCTTCAGTACCCTCTTCGGTTTCATTGTAATACTCTTCTGCTTGAGCTCTTGTAAAACCGTATTGTGTCATTAATCCTTGCAAGGTATTTTCATAGTCAACTGATGTAGCTATGGCTTGTACGTCAATTTCCCTGCCTTGATGTTTAGCAGTATTTACGGCTGTTATACTTTTCCAGTGGTCATCATTAATTGTTACCAGTTCCTCAGTTTTTATTCCGAGTTTTACCAGCCAGCCATTATAATCATCTGTTATCTTTAACAAGTCCGTCAGTTTTGTTGTCATTGGGCCAGCAATTCTAAGTGTAGCCTCACCCCAGCCTATCGTGCCGTCTTTAAGTCCACGTATAACCTTGTTTAACTCAATACCAGCCAGCGTTGCGTTTGTGATACCACCAACAACACCGAATGCAGCTGCCGAAAATGCCCCCGCTGAACCGAATATACTTGCTTTCATTACTACATTTAGTTTGAGCATTGCAGCTCTCATATTTATTGCCCAGGTTGTAGCCCTGGAAAATCCTGATATAACAAAAGGAAGTGCGGCAGTAATAAGTCCCCACTTTAAGAGATTATCCTGCTGTGCGTCTGTTAAATTGCCAAACCATTCAGCAATCTTTACAATTTTTGGAGTTAGTTTATCTATGCCCCTGCCAAGTGAATCAAATACTTTGTTTGCCAAAGGCTCAATTGATAAGGCTAAATTATTTTTAAGTAAGGTTAGTTTTTCCTGCCAGTCCTCTGTGGCTTTAGCAGCGGCATTAATTGTATCTGTACTACCCTTTAAACTGTCAACTAAATCATCAAGTTCGAATCTACCCTCACGAATAGCAGATGCCATATCAACACCAGCTTTTTTGCCGAATGTGTCCATAGCAATACTATTGGCTTCACCTGTTGAACCTGCGCTTTTAATTCTATCAATAAGAGTAAGTAGTGCCTCGTTGGTATCAGTTACGCCCTCATCGGCCATGCGACCTAAAGCAATTCTAAGTGAGGCTAAAACTACCTCTGCATTTACACCCTCTTTTTCAAACTTACCAATAAGGGCAGCAGAGGTTTCAAAGTCAAATCCCATTTGTCTTAATGCTGCACCAAAGTAAACAACCTTTTGAGATAACTGGTCAACAGTAATGCCTGTACTTTGTGAGACCTTAAACATATAATCCAGTGATTCGGATTGTTTATCTGTAGCGATATTCCAATCACCGAATACCCTTGTTGTAAGCGGGATTAATGTATTTATGTCACTTTTGGTAATACGGGCAAGGTTTAACATCTGTACTGATAAATTCTGTAAAGGCTTACCAGTCAAACCTAACCTTGTATTTAAGTCTGCAACTACTTTGCCAATATCAGCAAAACTTGATGGTGCTACTTTAGCTATTTCCCTAAAATCATCTTTTAGATTTTCCAGGTCTTGTCCCGTTGCGCCTGTGCCAACCCTTATGGTATCGTAAGCCCTATCAAAGTCATTGCCCAGCTTAAGCAGTCCTGCCCCTATTGCAATAATAGGCAAGGATATGCCCTTAATCATGGAGTCACCAACGGTTGTCATTGAACGTGCTACTGTTTGAAGTCCACGTGTTTGTTTGTTAAGCTGCTTTTCAACAGAGGCAATATCCTTATTGAATTGTGATACGTCACCTGTTATTTTTATACTTAATGCGCCTAAAGATGCCATTTATTCTTTACCTTTTGTTTTAATTTGATTTCCATACAATCTTTTGAATTTCTTTAAGTCGGGGGAGTCCCCTATTTGCTTTTTTTTGCCGCTCATAGCCTCTGCATAAGTGTTAAGTAATATAATACTTTTGGTTTTCTCAAAGCCTATACCGTAGTCATAAATCATCATAGTCAAATCAAGTGTTAGGCTATCTAAGATATACTCCATAGAGTAGCCTGTCATGCAGATAACGGCTGTGATTATTTTTCCGAGTTCGATTGTTCCTGACTTACTTTTTTTTTACTTGTATCGTCTTTTTTACCCAGCAACGGCTCTAACACAAAGTCAATAAACTCTTGTAATTGCTCATAATTGGTGTTATCAAACAGCCATTTTTCACTTATAGGCTTGTTTAATAACCTTGTAAGCCAGTTACCTTTAACAACAGCCTTGCCGCAAATATCTGCAACAATAGCTGACATTTTACGCAGGGCATCTTCACCGGACATGGTTAATACTTTGTCTCTAAAAACCACGTATTTAAGTGCATCACGGGTTGATATTTTAGATACGTCAAACGTTTTTCCAGCAAGTACGGCTGTGCGTTTCTCTACTATTAATTTGTCAAAATCCTTAAAAGTTTCACTCATAAAATAAATCCTCCTATCAGGTTCTGGAGTGGCAGGATAGGCTACCACTCCATATCTTAACTTAATATTAGCTCTGTGCGCCCTCTCCTTGCTCGTTGTATATTTCAAAGAGTTGCTGACCGGCAGTAAGTGATGTATCACATACGCCCTTAAGTTCTATGCCTATCATATTCGGGTCATCAGCATCATCAGGCTGGAATGCCATTTCAATTCCCTTGTTGTTTGTAGCCTTGTACAGGGTGATCCTGAATATATCCCCTGCCGCATCAGTATTTGTTACCTTAACCTGTATTGCTGTAAGTGTAGTAAGCCCACCTGATTTTAATGTTTCTGCAATGCCGTTAGCAAAAGAGTATGTATCAATTCCGCCCCTGATTGTGTTAAGGTTAGTTAAGTCAAGTTCCATTAAATCACCTGAGAGGCTTGCAAAGTGATTTTTAACAAACTCTTTTATAACCCCTGCGTTGTCTGACATTACTGTTACTTTGTCAAACGTTTCTGCAAATACAATATTTCTCATTGCCCCTACATCTACCCATGTGTTGCCATCGGTGCTGATTTCAAATTTTCCTGAACCGAAGCTAATTTTATTTGCGGTTTGTACCGTTGTTTGGCTCATTTTGTCTCCTTTAAATTAAAAAGACACTCCTAACGGAATGTCTTATTGTTGATATATTTTAAAAATATAGGTTTATGTTCCCCTATATAGTATTTTAAAATCCTGTGCTATGTGATGTAATTTTGTATCAGCCTCATATAAGTCTATTTCATTTAAGTAAATCCCCTGTATAACCTCAATGCCGCTCATTACTGCCCGTTCCCTTTGCAGTGCCAGCCTAATCTCATTAGCCACCTGGACCGCTTGTATATAACTCAAGCTCCATACGTCAAATTGAAAGCGTGGTGAAGCTACGTCTATATCGTGGTGTCTAAAGTTACTTACCTTAAAAAAACTAATACAAGGATATGTCGGTGTTTGTGGTTTGATTGCATAATATATCCTTGTAGACACCAACGCTGTTAAAGCACTGGTTGCCAATAATTTATTTTGAACGGCTTGTTCTATGTTCACTTCAATATTCCTTTTAAGCTATTAACTATACTGTCGTTAATCCCCTTTTTTTCACTATCAAACGCTGGCCGTAAATAAGGCTGTGCTTTCATCTTCGATGTTCCATATTCCTGCATTCGTGCATACCAGCCATCAGCTCTTGTAAATACTTCGTTGACCTGGATGCCTGCATATATTGAATATTTGCCTCCACGGTCCCAGAACTCATTCTTGCCAATAGCAGCTTTAAGGTTACCTGATAACTTAGGAGCTTTACTTTTAGCACTTGCCACAATCTTATCAGCACCAGCATTTAATTCTTTTTCAAAAGACTTTTTTATCTCAACTTTTTTCTGTTCTATGGCTCGCTGTATGTTTTCAATGCCCTCGACTTTGAAATTGTACGCCATTATAATTCCTCTTTAACCAGTAATACTAATTCCTTGTTACGATTATCGATGTTTATTACTGCTTCAATTTGATATGTCTTAGTGCCGTCTATTATCCGCATTTCAGGTGTTATCCCAGCGGTGTATCTTAATCTAACCTTAGCCGATACTTCCGCATTGACCTGCTTTGATGCAAAGTATTCACGACCCACCAAAGGCACTATCTCAGCCCAGACCGTAGCAAAGGTTGCCCAGGTTAAAATCAACTCGCCACTGCTGTTAAATGATTCGGTTGCCGATTGTATAATTACGTAATTGCGTAAAGTTCCTGCTCTCATACAAAGCTCCAAATCCTGAATGGGTATAATAAAGCGTCAATTCCTATCGGTAATTTTGCAACCATAGTCATTCCGGTTACAACTTCCTCACGGTTTTCATAAAAATGTGCAATAAGCAAAAGTATCGCCTGTTTTATGGCTTCAGGAATATGTAAACTTGCGTCTGTACTCGCTGCCCTGTAACCTGCCAGGTAACGCACCTTAACCGCCCCTGCCGGATATTCGGTAAATGACGGCCAACTAACATCATAACCAGGTATTATTATTGCAGGCTCGCTTGTATATAAAATATATTCAGTAGCAGCCAATGTGGTTTCTATGCTATCAGAATCGGTATATTTAATTGATGTTACACTTTCAACAGGTGACATCGGCAGTACAATCTTATCTGGGAATGTGTCCATAATTAATTCGTATGTAGCACTCGCCAACGCTCGATTTGTGATAGCTTCACAATGTTGTCTGGCTACCTTAATTAAACTTGTTATAAGCGTATCACTATCTGTATTTGTTACCCGGAGATGTGCTTTTGCTTCAGTTAAACTAACTGGCTCCAGGGTGGGTGCTGTAATGATTTTCAGATTCATTTTTTGCCTCGTTTAATAAATTTACGCTGTATCATTTCATTCTCAACAGGCTTTATAACTGCTTTTTCAATTACTTTTTCTTTTATCGGTTCTCCAAGTACATTAGCTTTTGATAGTTTTTCTACATTCTCAATAGGTATGTCTATAATTTCACCTGGTTGCTTTGTAACTCCATTCAGAATGAACCTGTTTTTTGTATAGAAGCGCATATATACTCCTTTTGTTTTGTTTTGTTATGACAATTTTCACACAATGTCATCCCATTATTGATATCAAATCTTAATTCTGGATAATGGCTAAACGGTTTAATGTGATGTGCATTTAATTTGCCACCCCTAATATCACATTCTTGGCAAGTATAATTATCTCTTTCGAATACAGATTTGCGCCATTCTTTATATTTAGTACTTGTCCTTATCATTGCATTAATTGGAGTGATACCACCCTTCCACCAATGACATTTCTCACCTTTTTTAGCTTTACTATGATTTATTTTCTGTTCTTCGGTATGTTTATAACCCAAAGCATATGAGTTGCCTATTATGGCTTCAGATTGTTTCCTTTTAAACTCCTCTGTGCGTTTTTTGCCAGTATTAGCCTTAACTCTTTTTTCTATTGTTTCTTTTGATTGCTTTCTGCCTAAATTAAAGGTATTACCCATTAGTCGTTTGCTCGTTTTCTGCTTAGTCTCATCTGAGACTTTTCTTCCTTTGGCAGCCAAACTCATCTTGATTTTAGTTTCTTCTGAGTGTTTTCTACCTACATTAACTGTATTACCTTTTTGAAATACCACTTCAACCTCCTTACAGGTCTGGGGAGTGGTAAGGCACTCCCCATTTGTACCCCTTAAACAGAGGGTAGCCTTTACTTAATTCAAGACTACCCTCACTAACTTACTTTAATAAATTACTACTAACTGGATTCGCTAACATCTCCAAGTATTACGAATGGTGATACTGTGGATGTACCGTCACGCAGGTAAATCGGGCCCGTAAGCCAAGGCTTGCCATCAACATTCCAAAATGCCTTTATGATTGTCCTGTTTTTGATAAATCCTGAGTAACCGTTGTCGCTCTTAACCTCTACACCGTAGCCGTCTTTTATCAGGTAAAATTTGAAGTCAGCCAGCATTAAATCGCCTGCTGTACCCAGTGCCGGTAACAGGTCGGTATAAAGCAGCGGTATTCCTAACAATGTACCAGCAATACCCATCCTTGGGTCAGGCTGGAATGCCAGGGCAGGCGCGTCACTGTCAGCAGCTTCAAAGTTTTTCATTGTAAGCAGCTGTGTCAGTGTTGATTTCCCTGCTACAAAGTCAAGGCCAGTACCGAATGACTTAGCAAACATATTTACTATGTCAGCATAAAGTATCCTGTTGGCTGTGGTACGGTTTACCGTGATTGTACCGTCATGGGTAATTATACCTGTCGGCCTTGTACTTGGGTTTGTACCTGCAAGAAATTCAGACTCTTCTGCATAAGATATTGCGCCTCTAAACAGAGTTCCCAACAGGGTCTCTATGGCTGGTGCATTTCTTAACAGTTTGTCGGTAACTTCAATCCAGGCTGCAACTTCTTTAGGGTCAAGTTCAATTAACTTAAACGCTGTAGAAGTTTCAGTTTTGTCTGATCCCTCAGATACCCAAACGACTTTAACGCCACCATAAAGGCCGCTGCCGTCAGTAGCTGTCTGGTCAAGTGCTGGCATTTCAATACCCTGGTCTGGAATATCCCCTGCTGGTATAACGGAAGCTCTCGGTCTTACAACTGCCTCGCCTGCGCCAACCTGCTTTATGGTTGATATAAACTGGTCAGGGATTAAATATCCGCCTGCTGTTGGAGTTCCTACAGACTGCGCCCTTACGGTAAGTCTTGGGTCGGCAGGATTATAAACTACGGTCTGCACAAATTCCCCAAATGACCTGAAAGACTTATCTTCCTGTTTGCTGTCGATTTTACCAGGCTGATTAACTGGCTCTGTCATTATTTTTCTAACAGCGTCAACTTCCTTTTTCCTTGATTCGTCTTTTTCAGCCTTTTCCTTTACCTCCTGGAATTCGACCAGCAAAGTATCAATTCTGGCTTCGTCGTCGGGAGTTTTGCCCTCTTTAACCTCAAGCGTGCTGAGTTCATCAGCTATTGTTTTTAATCTTTTCTGCAACTCATTCATTACATTATTCCTTTCATTTTCAACTTAACTTCATCGATTCTAACTTGCCTTAAAGCTGTCTTACGCTCCTGCGCTCGTAACTCTTCGGCTTCTTTATTTTCAACAAGCTCCAACTCCTGTTTTTGCTTGGCTTGAAATTCCTCTAAAATTTCCTTACTACTTCTAACACCAACAACTGTGGTTTTGTAATATGGGTAAACTACTAAACTTACATCATATAGTTTAAGTTCAATTAACGTCCTTATAATTTCCTCGCCTGATGTGTCCCACTCCTCAACGTCCGTGGTAAACCCAAATGACATTTGTGTAATATCACCACGTTCAACCTGTGTTATTAAATCTCTTGCAAATTGAGTATCTGGCGGTGTTACTGTAACTTTTAATCCAACATCATCTTCTTCAAGAATTAATGTGCCATTTACATTACGGCCTAATACAAGGTTGCTATCATGATTAAACAAAACCCGAATATCATCAGCCACTATTGACTTTGCAAAAGCACCTTTTTGTATTTTTTCCCTAAAACCCTCCAGATTTTCAGATAAAGTATCAAACATGGCTGCATAACCCACAAATTGCTTGGGTTTGGTTTCATCAGCCCTAACCTCTACCTGAAACATTCTTTGTTCTAATTTCTCATTCATAATATCTCCTTAAATTTCTGATAACTAAAATCATCGCAAAAGTGGCAGATACTGCCGCCCTTTTTAAGTGCTTTTATAAAATCCTTGTAACCCTTACCCCTGTAAATTTGCTCAATACTGTGTGTAAGTAAGCTACCAATGATGTGTTTTAAGCCATAATCCATGCAACAAATAACTAAATCACCATTTGGTAGTAATACTGGATGCCTGCGCTTGCGTATGCACTTAACAACACCAGTCTTAACTGTGGTTTCTTTCCACTTGATATTACCTGCCCTGGAATGAGCCTTAATCATATCAGCTTGTATAAAATCTATATCAGGGTGCAAATCTTCATCGTGATAATGGTACGCTATGTCAATACTGCTATCATTAATCGCTTTGAGTAGCTTTATATACTTATCATTTACAGGTATGCTATCCCCTGTTTTGGCAGGTAAATGCACATCAAAGGCTATAAAGTCTATGCCCTCCAGCATCTCTATGTCTTTAAGATTTAACCCTATTAGTGTTGTAGATACCCTTATTTTGTGCCAAAGTGCGCCGTATTTAATCATATCTATACAATCTTTGTTTAAAAACGGCTCGCACATACCAGTAAAGTGTATTTCTGCCGTGTCATCGAGCTTATCCATACACTCGGCAAACGTATTAAAGCTCATTACTTTTATATCATCTTTGTACCTGCTCTTTAGTAATTCCTGCGGACAATAACTACAATTATTAGTACAACCAATTTTGGTTGTAATTTCTAATGCTGTGATTTTCAAATCTTTTTTAACCCATTAATTAATTTAATTTTAGGCTGCCACCCAAAAACATCCCTGGCTTTGTTAAAACTCAAACAGCTACGCAACTGCTCCCCTGTTTTAGCGGGCTTGTAAATAGCTTTGATGTTTTTATTTGATATGCTTTTAAACAATTCAAATAACTCATTAACGGATGTCTCAATACCAGTAGAAATATTAAACTCACCTGTAACATTGCCTGTTAATGCTTTTATGTTTGCATCTACTACATCACCCACAAAGACATAGTCCCTTGTCTGGTTGCCATCACCGTTTATTTCAACTTCTTGGTTGTTTAAAAACCTCTTTGCAAATATCGCAATGACACCGACCTCGTTTGAGCCGTCCTGCCTGGGACCGTAAACATTAGAATACCTAAGACTTACATATTTAATACCATAAGTGCCGTAATAATATAGATACTTCTCAAGAGTTAACTTCGCTATCCCATAAGGGCATATCGGCTCTGTGTTGTGGTTTTCATCAGCCGGATAATATTTCTGCTCCCCATAAACCGTACCGCCACTTGATGCCAAAATTACTTTTGATATTTTAAACTTTCGGCAGTTCTCAAAAATATTAAGACTGCCTATAATGTTTATATCAGCATCGTTTAAAGGGTTTTCAACTGAACTCCTGACATTAATTTGCGCTGCGTTATGTATTACAGCCTGTGGTTTCTCTATTTCAAATATTTTTGATAGATTTAAATCCCTTATATCAAACAAATAAAACTTTGCTTTTTTATTTATATTATCAAGTTTGCCTGTAGACAGGTTATCAACTATTATCACTTCGTGTTTATCAACAAGTGCATCTGCAATATGTGATCCTATAAAACCTGCCCCACCTGTTATTAATATCTTCATGCCCTATTGTAGTCATCAACTGCTTTTATAATTCCCTCAATGTTTATATCTGGGTGTATTTTCTTCATAAAATTACCGCTTTGATGTGAAAACTCACTTTCATTATAAGTATCATCAATTAAACCCTTATCCCTGCACTCGTTAAATAACGATGTGTGATTATACGGAGTAAACAGGCTTAAAACCATACTTGTTGGCTTACATGACTTGATAAATTCAATACTTTCTATCATATCTGCATAAGTTTCATCAGGAAAACCCATAATCATGTAAACTTTGCTCTTTAACTGGTATTTATTAAGCAAATCTATTGTTGTTTTAATCTTATCCCGGTCAATTCCTTTGTTTAAATAATTTAAAATTCTTTGGCATCCACTTTCAGCACCGATTGCAACCTGAGTGCAACCCGATTGTTTCATTAACTCAATTTTAGGCTCATTTAAGCTATCAATTCGGCTGTCACACATCCAGGGAATGCCTAATTTATACAACTGGCAAAATTCTTTTAACCTGTGTGTGCTTGCAGTAAAGTTTTCATCCCATATTTGGTAAACACCGGGGTTAAACCTATCTGCTATTAATTCCAGTTCAGTAAGGAAAGCCAACATCGGTTTAAAATATACTTTCCTGTGCCATATTGCAGGACTTGCGCAAAATCGGCAGTTTGCATAACAACCCACGCTTGAAAAGACGTGTCCGTAAGCGTCATCGCTATATTCGTCTAAAATACCGTTAAAATTTAAGTTTCCGTCATAATTATCAAGTGTAAACTGGTCTTGTGTTATAGTTTCTTCATATTTTTCTATGTCATTTAGTATCTCAAGACTACCTACACCGCCTGAAAATATCAGATTTGTACCCTTTATTTTGACAAAATCCAGTGTAGCCCCTGCCCCACCACAGAAAATAGGTATGTTATAATTGTGTTTTATGTAGCTTATAAGGTCATTTACTATCTTCAGCTGCGGTGTAAGTATAGTAAATCCTAAAATATCAGGTTTAACCTCGCTTATTGCCCTTTCAAGTTCCCTGTAATATACGTTTTTATCAAGATTATAGTTATACATTAAGTTGCTGTATCTTTTTGTTCTATCTGCATAATTCACATAATGTAAACCCTTGATAATGTTTAAATTCTTTATATATGGCTCAAAATTTTGTGCTTTGAGTAATGTGCTCAAGTGCCATAAAGCAAGTGGTAGATAGTCCTGTTGCAAGCCCGCAATTCTTGCAAAGGGGGGATTTACCAATAGAACTTTTTTAATCATAATTTTTCCAATAAAAAAAGCACCTATCCCTAAGTGCTTTTATTTATATTAAGTTGTTATCCTATTTTATACTGCTAATTCCTTTTTATGGAATCCACCATTTTTATGGCAATTTTCACA